CATTTAAGAAATTCATCAGCTGCTCCAGCATAATCCCCTTTATTAAGAAGTTTTAATAGTGTGCTGTTAGAAAAATTACCTATTCCTACATTATAAGAAAAACTAACTAGTGCATCAAATTGATGTTGTTCCAAAGGAACTTTAACTTTAGATAGTACGCAATTTTCAGCAATAGATGCATCTTTTTTAAGTAATTCAGTTGCTTCCTCTTCAGTAACGTGTACTAAATCTTTTTCATGCTCTAAAATATTGTGTCCATATCCAATTGCAGTAAAACCTGATAAACATTTGTACCTATTGCTAGAAAAATCTTCAAAATGTTTTATAAAATCAACCCCATTTTGAGATAATTTCATGATGATGCCCTCGATGATATTTAATAGCGAATCCTTAAAAAATTCTATGTGTATATTTGTGAATAAAAGTAATAAAGTAGGTTTAGATTCAGTCCGATCTGCGTTTATAGGTTTATCACTGGTTAGCATTAGTGCAGAGACTAAAAGCAAACTTACTTTTAATTTTTTTAAGTAATTAAAAATAATTAAATCCTATTATTATCTTAAGATAAACTAAAGCTTAGTCCTCTCGATACTGACAAGGAATACGAAATAATGGAAGTCATTTCAGTATTAAAATCTAATTTAGAAACTGATCCCGTAGATCCTATAGATTTAGAGGTGGAAGACGATTGAAATCCCCCAGAAATATACCCAGTAGATAAGAGTCTAGCTCCTGCTGCTCCAGAACCAGCATAAGTTAGGGATGCTTTAGAAATCGACATAGTTCTATTTAAATAGGTGAAGCAGTTTATAATAGTTACTAAGTTAGATCCACCATCTAATCCGGATGTATTACCAAGAGCAGTGGCACCATTTATTAAATAAGTTTTTACTTCATTATACACCGAGGTCATGTGGATTCTTGGATTTGGTAAAACGCTATTAACTAAATAAGCTGTTTCCACATTTTTAAAAAATGAGTAAACATTTTGTGAAAAGGTTGTTGGACCGTACCCACCAAATAAAAACCCAATACTTGTATTGGAGGAAGATGATGTTCCAATTAAAGCTGGTAAAGCAGTATTTGTTAGTACACTTATAGTTTTACTTTTAAATTTTAAAAATAAAGTTTGTGCTGTACCATTAGAATCTACACCTCCGGACCAATATGCAGCATCCGTAAATAAGATTGAAGACCCCAAAGATCTAGCATAATTAGACGTTTGATTGACGGACCAAGTTTCATTGATAAACGAATAAACAGTATTAGAGTGCTGTTTACCATTATACCCACCAAATATATAATAATTTTTTAATTCTTTAGCTGTGAATCCGGCATATAATTTAGTGGGCAAGTTATTGGTAGCTGAAAAAGTTTCTGTATTTTTATTAAACTTCTCATTAATGGGTACAGCTACTGAACCAGTATAACCACCAGCTAAATAAAACACTAATGGTTTAACCCCGGCTATTAATTTCAAGACTGACTCGCTAAATTAAACCCACTATTTACTAATTGTCCAAACCAAGTATTTTCTACCCAGAAAAATTGATATAAAGACCCTTTGTTGGGATCAGTAGGAACTTGGGGCTGCACTCCATCAGCCCATGATACAGAATTAAATATAACGTCAAAATACACATTAGATTGCTTTATAAAGACGGTTAATGTATATGCGCTAGTAGTAGAAAACGTTAAATTAGGTAAATTAATAACTAGTTTGCTATTAGGATTAACAACAATAAATTGACCATCTTCCATTTTAATATTCAGGATTCCCCCAGCTAAATATTTAGATAGTTTTTCACTAGAAGTATTCAATACTAAATTAGAAATCACAGTGCTATTAGCATTTAAATTACCATCTGGGTTAATCGTGATATTAGTGCTCAAGGATTGCCCTCCAGAAGAAACCCCAATTAAACCAGTGTTATTAATTGTTGCTGGCATTTTAATAGCATTAATCTGCTCAGGTGTTACCTTATGGGGATTTTCTATATCATTAACGTGCCCAGAAACTTGTTCTAAGTTAATGCTTGGGTTTGTTTTCCAATTTTGCTTACCAGTAACAGCTTTTATTCTATTGCTTAACCACGATAGCAGAGTTCCCACTGAGTTTGTATCTCCATTTGGCGCTATTGAATCTTGGATAGTTCGTTGCCCTATAGCAGAATCAGCAATAATACCTCCAGTTATTTGGACGTTATCCGCATTTTGTAATGCCAAATTCCCCAAATCTCCTTTAGCTAAAGTAACATCTTTCCATACTGCATTTGTTGGGGTATTATCTGTGCAAATATACATTTTCTTTACTGAAGTGTTTATCCAAGTTGACCCTAGCAGATAACTTCCTATAAATGGAATTCCTGAATATTTAATAATTTCTTTAGAAGTTAAGGATGTATTAAATACCCTAAAATAGTAAATATTACCAGAGAAAAAATGTCCTGTATTAACAGGCCCAGAATAAAGTTGCACATCTCCGTCAGTATGTCCTAATAAGCCTCTACTTTTTAACTGTAGAGTGTTAACAAAGTTATTGGAATCAATAATATTTTTGTTAACATAAGCTTTTACTAAAGACCCGTCCCAACAGAAATCTATGTCATATAAGGTATTTATATTTATAGTAAGATTTATAAAACATTTTGTATTATTTTTATAAATCCCAAAATATAAATTTCCACCTTCTATAGAAATGGACAACCCTTCCGAAGAAGTACCTTCTTTATAAATTACTTGATCGTTTTTTGAGTTTGTAGTAAAGCTCAGACTTATAGTTCTTGCTTTAATAGAGTTCGCAGTAACATCATCCCGCATAGGAATAAAGCTTGATAACCCATTAAAGGTAGCCCCATAATTTATGCCATATGGCCTATTTATGGATACTGGAGAAAGATCAACCCCTTGTACAAAGAGATTATTTCCAGAAATATCTTTTACAGTAGGAAGTCCTGTAAAATCAGCTTGGAAAATAAGCCCATCGAGTCTCCCATCATCAGTAGGTAATGGATCTCTAGTTGCTTGAATAGTAGGAACCGCGTACGAATATCTAGAATCCAATGTTTCTGAAGACATAGCTGTAGTTGACCCTGCGGTATTACCAGAAAAAACTGGTGCCCAAACACTAGAACTTTCATCCCCTGTGGTTGTACATACCCACAGTGATGTGTCTAAAAGGTTTAAATATAGTTGTCCTATACTCTGTCCTTTTTGGATACTATTCGGATTTCCAGTTCCTATACAAAGTAATTTAGAATCAATTTGTTTTAAGATTGTGGAAAAAAGAGTTTCATCATCTATAGATAAATTCTGGAACATGCTTCACCTCCACAAAAATAGAAAATTAATTTTCAGAATCATCTTCCCCATCACTTTGATCATCCTCAAACTCTTTTTTACCTTTACTTAATTTTGAAAAGCGTTTTTCTAATCTAGCTAATTTTTTTTCCAAGTCCTCTACTTTTTTTGAAGTAACTAAAGAAGATGGTTTTGGATCAATAAAACACTTTGATTCTGGGTCGTATTTCATCATGTAATGCGGGAAACTTCGGATTATTTACCGAAGAGGGATAGCGCCTTACCCGCTCCTCCTTTGTTCAATGCTATCTTGATTACCAATTACATTATATTACATTTAACTATACGAAAAGGTTACTTTTTGTATTTTTCAGTAGCCTTTTCGTTAGCTTGTTTCTCGTTTTCTAAAAATTCAAAGAGTTTATCTTTGATATAGAGTAATTCGCTTAAGGTAAGATATTCAGTGTCTTCCCAAGCCATCTTACCGTAATATACCAGCGTGTATTGTAAATCAAACACCTGATCAGCTAGGCTTGCTTCCCATTCGAAAAAACTCCGAACCCATACTAACTATAATCTCATTATCGAACCCACAAGAACTACAGGATGCAAATATTTTTGGAACAATGCCAGAGTCCGCCTCCGATACCGCATCATTATATTCTTTAATGCACTGAATTGGAAGATTGTTAACAAAATCAAAATTACGCATAGGAGATGTGGAAGGCTCGCCGTTAATAGTATCAATTAAAATTGCTATTCGCATATAGGATTTATCAAGGTCTTCATCTTGTATAAGATTAGCTCTTTTTAAATTTTGCATTTGAGCTGCAAGAAATTTTTCGTCTTTAAGTCTAGCTAAATGAGTTGTAACAGTATATTCCCCCAATTCTAATTGAAGGTCATTAGGAGTAAATGAGAATTCATTAGCATATTTAACTGGAATGGCAGATAAGTCTACTTCTTCCCTATTACGTTCCCCGCAACTCTCACAAGCATATAAAATCCCATAAGAAGGTCCAAAAGACATTAATCTGGTAGCAAATAGAATTGCAACAACGTCAGAAAGCAGCAAATCGTCATAATTTAATTTTTCTGGCTCTACAATGAGTTTTGATAGAAAGTTTACATACATTTTGTAAGAATCATTGCTGCTTTTAAATGTGCGTAAATCACCAGCTACGAAAGGACGTAGTTTTACTGAATCACCATTAATAAGTTTAATGCTCTTCAAATCATAAGCTGTACCTAATGACGGTAATGTAAAAATAGTAGACTTCAATTGAAAAATAGACATGTGTTATATTACTCCTTCAAAAATTGATATGCACGATCTTTGTTAAAGAACATTTACTGTTAATGTAAGTGTTCATAGTTCAATCTTCTGATTTAAGTCTGTACATGATTATCATTAGTGAGCTGCACCTGCTGCTAAAATAGCAGGTGCTTCCTCTTTTATTTTTAGTTAAAGAAATTGGTGCTTCCTCTTTCAACGATTGGACTTAAATATCCTAAAATATCCATTGGTACCTAACCTGCCCTGAACAGTCTTAATGACTTTATTCATTTCTGACAGACGTAACTTTCCTGACAATAGTTGAGATTACCCCAACTATTGTGTATTCTGTTACCAGCACTACTAGCCACAGGTAGAGCAGTTATGGTTGCTAGCCGTAACCATACTAGATTGGTTTTCTCTATTATGGTTATAAAAGTAGTGAATAGTTGATTCACTTGTAAAAATAATAAACTTAATATTTCTTAGTTAAATACCGCGTACTGCATTAGAAAGTATACGTGAAATACCAGCCCCAGCAGATGTTGCAGCGCTCGCTGTATACGTTTGAACTAGAATGGCCCTATCTACAGCTAGCTCTAGATTAATTTTTATCATTTCTCCACTATTCGTATAATCTAAAGCACCAGAAGGTGTTGGGGAATGTTTTGGCCAAATACCCTCTAAATTCCATGTTTGGACAAGATCTCCTTTTGAACTATAAAGATACAAACTGCCTATTTTTTTATAGTCACTAGCAAATCCAACTGTTCCGTTGGCTGGATCATAAACTTGAAGAAACCATTCGTTTAAAATACCGGCAATATCAGGATTAACTGTATCAATGATATCTAGAGTACCGTCTCCATAGTTAACTGTTCCAGCAATTTTAACACGCTCATTCATATAATGAATTTCCACCGCATCAACACTTGTTTTAGGAAGATCGAAAGATACTACATGTAAAAATATTGAAGATGAATCTGTTCTATTAGATGATTCAAGTCCATCAATTTCTACTCTCCAAGTACCACTACGAAGTGGCTCACCAGGGGAACCTTGACCATGACCCAATTTAAAATTAAGGGCCATATTTCCTGATTGACTTCCGGCAGCTCCAGGATTAGAAGTAGTATTGCTGCCGCTTCCGGCATTCCTAAATTTGTCTCCAAAAGTTCTTGATGGTGAACTTCCAGACCCGCCATTATTTCCGTTTGTACTTGACATGTTATTTTTCCCTTAATTATTTCTCTTCAATTAGGTTAGTGCTTACTAACAAGTTTATATAGTTTAATATAGCATCAGATGAATCTATAAACTCTTTTATATTATTTTTGTCAGTATTGTTAATTTTATAGTATTTGACTTGCTCCTCAAGATTATCTAACATCACCAATAAACTAGATACGGTGTTTTTGTTTAAAGCTATGTTTTTAGAACTCATTCCGGTTTTCCTAGGAACTATAGTTACTTTTAAGGATTATTAGTGTGTTTTTTAAGAAAATATAGCTCTTTTAATACCACAGTTTAATAATTTCCGTAATACTCATTTATGCTCGCACCTGTTGGAACAACCACGAAGTTTAAGGAGATCATTTCAGCATATTTCATCAACTTTACGTAAACATTAATAATCATTTGATTTTGCTCAAACGTTACAGGTGTGTTAGTGCTACTATCACATACTACCTGAGCTTCATAAATCCTATTAGAAGTTACTAAATAATCTAAGAATGGCTGAATCATTCTAGTAGCTCGTCTCCAAGTATAGAAATTATTTGGTTCAAATAATAAGGGAAATACTGCTGTAGTTACAGATTTTTCTATAACAATAAGGGTTCGTCTAGCAGCCACCCGATCAAGAGACGTAGAAATTTTTGAAGCCGTTTTTTGACCAAAAATTGTAATGCCATATCCGGATAAATCAGTAATTGGATTAATTCGGTTGGAATATAAAAGGTCTCTTTCTCCTTGAGAAAGGGGGCGCTCTACTTTAGTAATACTCGTTAATTTACCTCTATTAGGTCCAGCAGGAACTTCATAATATTCTGTTTTAGCATAAGTGGGTAAAACAGCACAAGATGGTGGTGCATAATAAGTTTCTTTATTATAAGTATCTGTATACATAAACCATGAATAGTAAATTACCGAATAGGTGCTATTAATAGCGTTAAACTCGGCAAATTTATTAGCACCATCGGCCCAATCAATCACATCTTGAACGTCTAGACCTAAAGGAGGATCAATAATTGAAATTGAATCTTGACGCAGCTCAGAAATTGATTCTAGAGCTTGTCTTACAGCCATCCCAGTTTGACCAGGAATGGCAATTATATTCACGTCAATTTCTTCTGGAATTGCATAATTTTGTAAACCAGTAGCGCCGGTTATATCTTTTTTACCTATAAAATCATAATCAGCGATTCCCTCTAAACCATCAGTGCCGCCGTTTAATTGATAAGTGCCTAGCTCTGGGAACTCAGTAAATATTTTGTTTGCTAAAATACGAGTAGATACAAGTTTATTAGCATAAAAATTTTCCGATTCTGGAATCAGATTCATGTTATAAAATGCTTCTACTACAGCAGTTTTAGATGCTGAAAGGAATTTAAGCACGACTACGTTGAAAGCTGTATAATATGCTCCACCATAAATGACTAAATCATTCTCTGGGGTTGTTCCAAAATCAATGTTTAATTCCCCTGTGTCATAATTAATGCTGGATGATTTTAGTGCTGGGGTATCCCCTACAGGAGAAAATGATCCTAAGCCATTATCAATGTAATTTAATTTACCGCTTACAAGCATAAGTTGCTTTTTAAGTAAAAGATACTTCGTATCATACGTAATATGATACGAGGGTCCGGATGCCTTAATTGTTAAAGTTGGGAGCTGTCTAGGTAAGGAGTATGATACTGAAACACCATAATCGTTATAGTAAGATCCAGGATCTCTAGCAGACCATACTTCACCTTTAGGAGTTTTTACAGTTGCAATTTTTGCCGGAGACCCGGACGACTCAACTCTTGTAAACCACAGTTGGTTACCTACTTTAAGATATTCTAATGCGGCTATAACCCCAAAATGCTCTTTAGAAGGTGTTCCAAAAGTTTGAATAAACTGATCCGGGGTAGTTATATATAATCTAGTATTTACCGGTCCTTTATTAGCAGTACCAACTAATCCAACTATAGTATTGGATAACTGTGGAATATAGTTAGATTGATCAATTTCTTTCCAACTTACTCCAGGCGATACATGAATTGGCATGAAATTCTCCGTTGTATAATTTTAAATGTGGGCTACGCCATCTGCCACAATTTTTCTTGTTGCTTTTTATTGGGATATAGCTGATATTTTAATGTTTGCATACATGTATTTAGATAGTGTTAACTACACCATTGCTAAAGCAATTGTGGTTTTTGTTTGTTAAGAAATGATAAATAGTATTATAGTAATGATATTTATAAAATAAATAATTTGCTGTTTAAGTTGATATTTTACTTAGAAATCACACAGTGATGTGAAAGTTGATTACCATAAGATGAGCATTCAATTATACCAGATCCTATAGCCTTGGCTTTAAACTGAATTAAATTGTATGTATTTTCACTGTCTACTGAAAAAGGTATCTGTACGTTTAAAATTAATTCTAAAAAGTCTGGATGAGTTATTTTTATATCTGCATTTTCTTTGTGAGGGCTAGCTGTGATCACAGTAAAAACACTGTTTAAGGTTACTAATTTAACGGAATCAAACACATTGAATTTTATATATTCCATTATCTTATCTTCACACACTATGTTATAGACACCAGCTTTCAATCTTCCCAACACTAATAATTTATTAGTGTCTACTAACTTTTTATTGATGGACTGCTCAATTTTTTTAAGTTTAATGTGGATAGTTCCGTGTCTGTTATCAAATTTTATTACTATGCCAGGGTCTACTTCTAAATCATTTTTATCTAAAATTTCAAAATTTAAAGCAACCGGTTCATCAGCTACAATAGGATCAAATGGAATTATATTTAGCATCGGGATAATTAAAGAATTTTCTGTCATGATTATTTTCCCCCTAGTTTAGAATAAGTTAGTCAGTAAACTACACCGCCGCTAAAGCAGCGGTGTAGTTTTTGGAGTAACAGGTGAAACATGCTCCATTGTTTCATTTTATTGGGATATAGGGGTTATTTTCTGAAAAATACTCATAATTATCAGCATTATGTGTTGCTGAAATAGGGGTAGATGCTGCTAAATTTCTAGCCGCAGCTTGACCATACACCACATCAATAGTTCCCCCAACGTCATAGAAGTGGGACATTTCATGAACAAGAGTACCTGATTTTGAATCAGTTCCAGTTACTGGTGCGTTCCAAAACTGTTTACAGACTACAATGGTATATGGACGCGCCATATCACTATATGCATAAGCATTATCATAATCGGATGAAGTTGGACAATCACAGTAAATAGTAGCTTTTGGGAAAAGCTTTTTCATATTGTTATAAGTTGTCTTAACAAAATTAAAGGCTTCTGAAAAATAAACTCCAAACCATCTATTGTATCTGGGCGCGGTTAATTGCCCTATCGGTACATTAGTTACATCAAGAGAATTTAGATCATCTATAGAAGTATTAACTAAAGTTACAGCATATTTGTAAGCTTGACTAACATCTTCAGAAAACCCGCCAGAACAAGATGAATCAACAACAGAATTGTTGCCAAATTGTAAAGCATCCCTAATTAAATTAGATTTATCATATGGGACATTTTCATTATTATGAAACAATTCTACCGGGGCTTCCTTTGATTGTATAATTTCAGTAGTTAAATCTGAGGAGCTTTTAAAACTTTTATTAGGATTTACTTTATATGTAAGGGCATTCCAATACTGCAAAGTGCCTAAAGAGTTATTAAAAATTCTATAGGATGCATCTAAAGCTATTTGAGTGCTAATAGTTTCCCCAGGTTTTAATGTGATAAAACCACTATCCGTAATTTTAACTTTTATATTAGAAAAACCAACATACTTATAATTAGATCCCTTAAATTTAAAAAAGTCACCAAAAAGTTTAGTGTTATTAAAAAATGGAGTGTTATACTTTAAAAAACTTATAGAAGTATCCGATGTATTCTTGAAAGATACATTTAATACGTTATTTCCCATATCAACCAAATTAACTTCAATGGGATTAGCAGCCCCAAATATAGATGTCGTCATGATACAGGTTCCAACAGCTAAAATACCCTTAGCAATAAACTTATTTTTCATAAAAACTCCTATTCTATTTAACTAATTTTGCGTGAACTACACCATTTTTAATTAACATTGCTAAAGCAATTGTGTTTTTCGTTTGTTAAGAAAGCATAAAGCTTCTTTGTCTTTGTAAAAACGCTGTTACTTTACTCACTAAAGTTCTTTTGGCTTCTTCCTCAGTCCTATGTTTTGTAACTAGAGCCCTGTTATTATTTTCCTGTATAACTAAAAAAAACCCTATTGTTTTTTCTCCAGAAATTGTACAAATTATTTTGCGATATGTATCAATTTTTTTATAATAGGCGTAGTGCCCCTTAGAAAGAGGCACTATCCCGCTTAATACAAACTCTTTAACCTCATTAGGTGTTTTAACCGATTTTTTAGGCTCAGCATTTAAAGATGGTTTTTTATTTAACACTTTTATTAAATATATTAATCAGTGATTACTAGATTAGCATCCGAAATAACATAAACACCCTGAGCACCAAAAGTTTCCGCAGTAACTGATGAAAATGCAATAAGATTGCCCCCAGTTGCTGCAGACCAAAAACCAACGTATGTAATAGTTGTTGTTGGTGGGACATCAAAGTTTGGCTGTTCATTTAAGTTAGCCGTACCGTTGTTGACTGTCCAAGTAATTGCTTTTCTAGCATAAGCCGGTGTTCCACCCGACACTTCTGCTGGAGCTGTTTGTGTTGGCTGTGCGGTATGTAGAGAAGCAAATACAGCTGTTCCCGACACAGCGGCTAGTGCGGTATTTTTCCCAGTAACAGTAAAAGGCATAATTTAAACTCCTTTATTTGCAAAATTAATTATAATTAATAGTTACTTCACCCAAAGTAACGCATTGATTTTCTTTCAAGAACACTGAAGTGTTAGCAACCCCGTATGATATTGTATAAGATCCAGTTCCATAAAAAGAGTATATCATATTATTTTGATCGTACTTTATATTTGTTGCATCTTTACTAAAAGTTAAAGATAGTATATCAGGATTTTTTACTAAAGGTATTGTAACTTTTCCAGCAGCATCACTAGCTGTTTGTCTACACATAAAAGTAACCTCAACTATATC